TGGCGGATCTTCTTTTATTGTTTATATGGATGTTGCTGAATTTAAACTTGCAAATTATATGCTAGTTGACAAAGTTACACATAAATTTGGATTCAAGGAATATTTTATGGATTTAGACTTGGAAGGGAAAATAGGCAAGGAGGAAGGACACAATGGCGAAATTAGAACAAGCACTGACACAAATGATAAGTAATGCAGTTGAGTACACTAAGCCTTCTGAAATCTATGCAGGAAAAGTTGAAAGTGTCAACCCACTTACTGTAAGACTTGACATAAATGTACCCGTTATTGAAGAAGATGAGTTAATTTTGACACATCTTGTAAAAGATTATGAAGTAGACATTACTGTTGGGCATTCCACTGAAGAGACGGAAGTTGTTGAAGGTGCAACGACTGACATAAAAAAACATAAGCACGAGTACAAAGGGCGTAAGAAAATAACAGTTCATAACGGTTTAAAAATTGGAGAGGGCGTGCTTCTGATAAGACAGCAAGGCGGACAGAAATTTATTATACTGGATAGAATTGATGACCCTCAGACAGAAGGTGAGTGGCTATGATACCAAAAATTGAAACGAGTGCAGATATAACAGTAAAGGAACAGCCTACAAAAACATACCGGATGGAACTCTATAAAGGCAATTATATTTTAGGATTTGTTGACAGTCAAAAGGCTATGGAGCAGGCAATTTATAAGATAATACGTACGGAACGATACAAATATATTATTTATTCCTGGAATTATGGAATTGAACTTGAGGATTTATTTGGTATGCCTGTTGAGTACTGCGTTGTGGAACTGGAACGTAGAATTTCGGAAGCATTGTTACAGGATAACAGGATAACAGCGGTACATGGTTTTGAGTTTGATACCGAAAGTGAGAGAGGTACAGTGCTGATAAAAAAATTTATTGCTGAAACAATATTTGGGAAAATTCAGATTGATAACGGATTGTCAGTAACAATAATCTAGGGAAGGAGGATAATATGTTTGAAGTTGTGACTTATGAAAAAATAATGGAAAGAATGCTTGCAAGGATTCCGAACAGCTTGGATAAGCGAGAAGGGTCTGTAATATGGGATGCCTTGGCACCAGCTGCAATGGAGCTGGAAAGCATGTATTTTGTGCTTCAGGATTTTATAAAGGAAACATTTGGAGATACCGCAAGTAGAGAAAATTTAATACGTAGAGCTTCTGAACGTGGAATATCTCCATACAAGGCAAGTAAGGCTATTTTAAAAGGTATTTTTGATATTGAGATACCTTTAGGGAGCCGTTTCAGTTTGGAGGACTTGAATTACACGGCAGTAAAATTTATCCAGCACAATACCGCTACAAACCTTTATGAATATGAACTGGAGTGCGAAAGTTCAGGAAGGGTTGGGAATGCAAAAACTGGTAAGATAATTCCGATTGACTATATAAACAGTTTAGGACGTGCTGAAATTACAGAGCTTTTAATCCCAGCTCGGGATGAAGAAGAAACGGAGGCGCTTAGAAAAAGATATTTCGACAGCTTTAACATGAAGGCTTATGGCGGAAATATTTCTGATTACAAGCTGAAAGTACACGAGATAGAAGGTGTCGGAGCTGTCAAGGTAACTCCAGTCTGGAATGGCGGCGGAACTGTCCTATTAACTATATTGGACAGCGACTTTAATCAGGCAAGCCAAACCTTGATTAAAAAGGTGCAGGATATTATAGATCCGACAAAAGATGCACAAGGACTAGGTGTTGCTCCAATAGGACACATTGTAACAGTTCAGGGAACATCAAACGTTCCTGTGAATATAACAACGACTATTTCTTTTGAACCTAACTTCACGTGGGCACTTGTAAAATTGAAAGTTGAGGAAGTTATAAAAAATTACTTGCTAGAGCTTAGAAAAACTTGGGCATTGAAAAATGAAAAAGTAAGTAATAATCTAGTCGTAAGGGTGTCAAGAATAGAAGCAAAAATTCTCGACATAAACGGTATTTTAGATATTCAGAACACTACAATAAATGGAAGTTCCAACAACCTGCAGTTGACTGAATTTCAGATTCCTGTATGGGGAGGTATTACAGTATGACGATTTTAGAAAATATTAACGTAAATCTTCTGTCGTACCTTCCTGATTTTATGCAGGAATACAGGGAAATTAGACGGATAATGGAAAGCGAAGAACCCGAATTTAAGATATTGTGGAACCTGTTTAAAAAGGTATTTAACAATCAGTTCATCCAATACTGCGACGAAGATGGGATAAGCAAGTTTGAGGAAATGCTGGGCCTGCACAGGTATGAAAACGATACGTTAGAAATCAGAATTTTTAGAGTCCTGACATACTGGAATGACCAAATACCTTATACATGGCGTGTACTTGTAAACAGGATGAATCAGCTGTGCGGAATAGGAAATTACGAATTAAAACCCAATTTTAATAATTATGAGCTAGGGGTTGCCACAAAGTTTGATGATTCTAAAAAATACGACGAGCTGAATAATATGTTAAAAACGATATTGCCGGCAAATTTAGGATTTAACAGTATCAATATACTTGCTCCAAAATCAGAAAACAATGTTTATATATCAAACGGGATAATTGACTATATGAAGTATGAAATAAATGCAAAACTTCCAGATTCAATATTTAGCATTTTTGCAACTTTTGGATTTATACACAGCAAAAAATACACTATACAAGGAGGATAAAAAAGAATGGCAGTATTTAAAGATACAACAATAACAGATAATGGAAGAACGTTGATAGCCGATGCTTTAGCGAATAATAAACAAATAACTTTTACACGTATGATCACATCAAGTAAAAGTTATGAGGATTCAACTGATGTATCAAAATTAATAAGCGTAGATGAGATAAAGCAGTCGGTGAATATGACAAGGATAAACCAGGAAGGAACAAAAGTCAGACTAAATGCAATATTTACAAATTCAGCAGTAAACACAAGTTATAAAATACAAACAATAGGACTGTATGCAAAAATAGGTACAGGAAATGAAATTTTATATAGTGTAACAAGAGCTAAAGAGCCAGACACAATGCCAGCAACAAATGGGATAAACTTAGCAACGGTAGAAATAGATTTGATAACAGAGATTAACAATTCTAATGGAGCAACTATCCTTATGAATCCGTCTAGTTTAGTAACTACTTCGAGTTTAATTATGGAATTAGAAAAAATAACAGGACTAGAATTTGGCGGAAATATTCAAGACACAGGAAACAAAGTAAAAGGCAAGTTTTATTACGACAATGTGACTAAGTTCTATTATGAGTGCATAGAAAATACAAACTTGACATATAACGATGCTACAAAGTTTAGAGCGGTTTCTAACAAACCACTTTCGGACAAAGTGGAAAATTTGTTCAGTTCTGAAAATACTTACTTCCGAATAGGAACTATGATAATCCAATGCGGAAGAAATGAAGTCCCGAATGGATCTGGAGAAGAGGGGACAAGATTCAGATTCCCAAAACCTTTCAAAAACTCCTGCCTTGCAATTACAGCTAATGACGTAGGAGGGGGAGCAAGGTCAGTTGCTGTAAGCCCTGTCTCGAACTCGGAGTTCAAGGCTTGGGCGAGGTTCGGGAAAGATTTTTCAGGAAGCATCTTCTACTGGATTGCAATAGGATTCTGATAAAATTGCTGGAACAAAAATAGCAAATGACAAGGAGGAAAGGATTAATGAATGTTGTTATATATGACAAAAAAAGTCTCGGAATAATAGCGAGACCGATTATCACTAACTTGGAAGAGTTTAAAAGCAGTCCTAATCTGTTTTACCCAAATTGGGATTCAGAAAAGCACATCTGGAGTGAACTGGAATATCAAAATCCAGTTTTGGATAACGGAAATCTAAGAGAGGCGACAAAAGAGGAGCTGTATAAAGCAGGAAAATACACTCTTGCGGATAATGAAATATTTGCAGATGGAGAAGTCAAAACAGTTGAACTATCTGAATGCGAGTATGTTGAAAATAACATCATCAAGTTAAATAGGGAAAAACGCATAGAACAGATAAAAAATGAACTCTATGATATAAGACTTGAATACGATGTTGCCCCATTTGAATTTGAAGTAGGCGGCGTGAAATACTTGCAGAATAATAGAAGTATTGACCAGTCCAACTTAACAAGAATAGTAGTAATGTGCCAGGCAATGAAAAAGACAGAATTTGAAAATTGGAAATTCTATACGAAAGACGGCAGTGAAAAATATGTCAATCTAACATTGCAGGACATGATGAAAATGGCGAATATAATGCAGGAACATACAACTAAAGCTATGGCAACCGAAACTCTATTGTCGCACAATTTAGAAAATTTAACTGGCGAAGAGTTAAAGGAATACAATTCTAAAGATAGATACGAAAAAGCGTATAAAAATATGTAAGGAGGTATTTATGCAGTTGGAAAAAGACAAGCTATATATTAGTTTCCACAAGCCTAAAAGCATAATAGGATTTTTAATATCGTTAAGAACATTAGGCAAATATAGTCATTGTGAATTCATCTATAATGACTATGTGTATTTATCAAATCCTGGTGGCGTAAGGATAAAGCCTTTTGTGTATAAAGATAATATGGATATTTTTGAACTGGATAGCCACATTGAAATTCCAGTTGTGCTAGAAGAGTTTATGAAACTGAAAGGCAAGGGCTATGACTACGGTGCAATTTTCTTCAGTCAGTTGCTGGAGCTGGGAATTGAGCATAAGGACAGGTACTTCTGTTCGGAGCTGTGCTTACATCTGATTAACAAGGGATTAGATGAGAGCCTGACGTACAATTTAAAGACATTAAAGGCTAATCAATTCAGTCCTGCAAAGCTATATAAATATTTAAAGGATATGGAACTGTTAGGAAGAAAGGTGGAATGAAAATGGAAATAAGGAATTTAATTGGAACTGAAATCATGGAGCAGGGGAAAGTATTAAAAGTAACAGATGCCATGATTGAAGGGGATAATATTGTTCTAATAACTGAAACAGTGGAAAAAGATATAAAGAAAAATGAGAAAAAGGAAGTGATTTAGTATGGAAAGATTTGACAAGATTTTTAGCTTTATGTTGGCTGTCGAGGGTGGCTATACCAACGACAAGAATGATAAGGGTGGAGAAACAACTTGGGGAATTACAAAAGAAGAAGCAAGAAAAAATGGCTATCGTGGTTCTATGAAAGATTTAACGAAAGAGTTTGCCAAGAAAATATTGGAAAAAGACTATTATCTTAAAAATCGTTTGAATGAAGTAAAAAATGACAAGATTGCATTGTCAATATGTGATTGGAGCTTTAACTCAGGAAAATGGGCAACTAAAAAGGCACAGGTAACGTTAAACAAATATTTTGGTTATGATTTAGTTGTGGACGGTATTTTTGGAAGCAAGACTATAAAAGCCTTGAATGAAGTGGAAGAACAAGGAAAATCAGAAGAATTTTTGAAAGATTATCACGGTATACAGAGAAAATTTTATCATTCTGTAGTTGAATATAATCCAACTCAAAAAGAATTTTTGACTGGATGGTTGAATCGTGTTGATAGAAAAGAAAAATATTTGAAGGAGATGGTGTAAGATGAAAAAAATTTGTGTAATAATTGGGCACGGCGGAAACGATTGTGGAGCAATTAACCCTCATACAAAAGAGACTGAACTTGCTTACAATACCGAACTTGCTGATATGCTTATGGAAGCATTAAAAAATGAGTATGAAGTCGTAAAATATAACAGGGGATATAACAAGGTTGAAAATGTTGGGATAGTCAATGGTTATAAATCAGACTTGATTTTATCGTTGCACTGTAATTCGTTTAACGGAATTGCTTCAGGAACAGAAGCGCTTTACTGGTATTCAAGTGAAAAATCTAAAAAATTGGCAGAGATATTAAGTAAAAATATTTCTGAAACTTTTGGAATCCATAACAGAGGAGCGAAACCAAGAGTTACAAATGAAATTAAGAAACGGAATCCTGTTAAATTTAAGGATATAGAAACAAGGGGAGGTTATTTGCTTTATAGGACAAATGCACCTTGTAACATTATTGAGCCGTTTTTCATAGATAACGATAGCGATTTGAAGCTCGGAAAAGAAAAAAAACAGGAATATGTGGAAGCGATAAAAAAATCTATAAAAGAATATTTTGAAGGAGTGATGTAAAATGAACGTGATAACAACAGTGTTAAATCAATTTGGAGGAAATGTAATAAATCTAGTGGCAATAGCATTAGCTGGATTTGTAGTAAAGGGAATTTCAACATATCTTGTAAAAGGATACAGATATCTGCTTAAAAAGAAAATAGCA